CGGATTCTTTTTATCCAACTTCCCCCCTGTTAGTATGTAAAAACGAAGTTAATGTCTTGCTTCAGTGATCTAGCCGCAATCGACATAGGCCGTCGTGCGCAAAACTATGTAGCTGCTACGCTATCACACAACACAACTAACACTTTTGAAGTACTATTTAGACATACCATAAACCTGGTGTTCACAATTAGTGACATAGCGTTTACAACCACCCTAAGATGTGCAAATTTTGCTATGGATATTTCTAAATATGCCTCAACACGTGCCTCAGTTTACATGGTAACCGCCACTTTTAGAGCGATCACCATGAACTTGGCACGCGAACTCAGAAGATCACACAAGATCATTGTTTTCACAATGACTATGTGTGCTATCTACTCATACCTCAAACGTTCATCTCTGAAAGGATCAATTAGACTCAAATACAGCGAATTTCTGGTCAGTAAAAACAAGATAAAATCCAAATGTAAGGACCGAAATATATTTCGCCGTTTTCCACTTCAGAGCCCTCGAGTGCCTAGGGCCCACTCGCACGGTGACACAGCAGCCCAGAGAACTGCTGCAATGAACGATATAAAAATTATGTCAACCGCCATGGGTAAGATTCCTTATCATATCCAACCGAGACCTACCGAAATTCTTACTGGAGTTCCGTATAATAGCGGAGTTTTCTGGGGAAAGGACACAACGGTGGCTCCTAGGCAGGACGACATAACGGATGAAAACATCATCACGATGTGTGATTCCGATTATTATGAGGATATGAATTATTTGTTAAGAAAACATAAAAATCAACTAATGTTGTACACTTTCTCTCCTGCCAGGACGGCCAGTTCCATAACCGGTAACATGTCCTGGACGACTAAAGGTACCGAAATAACGGTCCAAGTCTCAGGGGGGGCAGAGTACAAACATGAACTTTGGGACTACGAGAAAGACGTAGTGCGATCCAGTGGATATATTGTGGACTTTCAAAAGCCATGGAATGTCATCAAAAGGGTGCTACATGCTGCTATTGATTGTATGTATAATATTATTATGGATATGGTTCTTTTCGGATTTTCTTATCGTATCAACCGCACAGTAATCAAGCAGGTTCTGGCGGAATTATACAATAGCATGAATCTGGAAAATGCCAAAGCACTACTACGCTCACTACGTAAGGTGATACCATTCACTTTCGTGGTTTGTGACTATCTGGTAGAATCACGCACGGTGTCTGAAACGCATAAAATAGTGTATATTGAACCATTAAATAGATGGACAGGAATCGCAGCAATATTGGCACAATACACCATGCCACAAGACTCGGTGCAACGCAAGAATTTCAAGTCAGACTTGGAAGGATTCAGTACCCAAAGGATCATATCTAGTGACTCAGACCAGGTATCTATTAGTAGAGAAGGTGAGTACTCGAGTATACTGATTGACACTCCTACTCTGGAAGCCATAAAGAGCAAACAGAGGAGGGGTAAAACCAGCCTATCAGAACCAACAACAAACGGATTCTTAGATAGGAACAATAAATCAGATATAACACGAGCCGAGACCACTATATTAGTTGATTACGTCCACAAATGCAACATACCCAACACGCGAGAATATCTAAAATTATATAAAGTTGAGTATGGAGTCAAGCATTATACGATGTTTCCAGAACACATGACTGATGATATAAAACCATCTCTGGTTCCTTACATGTATCCAATAGTCAACTCAGCATATGCACCAACGAATAGCCTAAGTAGTTCGGCTGCCGCCATCAACGGCCGATTGAACAAAATAGTCAAGAATGTACAAATGGAGCAATACCATTGGTTCATTATGACAAGTTTGATCGACAGACTAGTTCCAACCAAGAAAACAACGATGGAAGTCCGTGGCGAAACGGTGGTCTTTCCAATTGCACACACTGCCCACACCGTGGATGGTGATGCGATTAGAGAGAAACAAAATAGACCAACACAATTAAATATTCTGGACCAAGCTGAGATAGACACTTACAATAAAACAATAATTTCATTTTTCGTAAAGAAAGAATCATACGGCAAAATAGCTGACCCAAGGATAATATCAATAGTGAAACCTGCAACTAAACTCAGAATGTCTAGATATGCATATCCAGTGGCTAATTTCTTGAAGACGATGCCCTGGTACGTATTTGGACTGAAACCATACGAGATCGCAGACAGGATATCTAAAATAGCCCAGGGGTCACAATCTATTGGTTGCTATGACTACTCAAGATTCGACGGGAATAAAACCAACATTGGCAAAACATTCATGTATATATTTATGAAAAGATTGTTTGCCATTGAATACCACGAGGAAATTGAAATATTGGCTAGGGACATGTGTAATAACAAAGGGTTCTCTAGAGATTTTGACGACTATATCAACTGTGTTATGTATTGTACATTTTGTACACAATCATCTGGCACTCCGGACACTGCAAATGCAAACTCCCTGGAGGACATTGCCATTCTGTATGATGCATATTACACACAAACTGGAAATCTTGACACAGCATTCGAGATGATCATGAACAAGGCTCAGGTAGGCGGAGACGACAACACAAATGGTGACCTGACCAGGCCTGCAGTTGAAAAAGCCGCTGCTAGGTGGGGACATACAGTGACGGGAGAGTCGATACCAAGGGGATCACCTGGTGTCAATTTCTTGGCAAGGGTGTATTCCCCTGATGTGTGGTATGGGTCCCTTGACTCACACACTGACATACCTAGGGCATTAGCAAAACTGCACACTACCACCAACCTTACTAAGGAAATGTGCCCCGCCGAAAAGTTGCAACAAAAATTGTCAGCTTTGTTCATGACGGACCGGAACACACCGGTCATCAGTTCTTTACTAGACACCTACATTTATGTGGGTGGCGAAATATTGGGAGTTGACCAGATAAAGACAGGGAATGGGTTTGGATCACATTGGTCCAAGTTTGACCAACAAGTCCAATATCCAAATGAAGTCAACGACTGGGCCGTTTGCCCTGAAAGCTGGCAATTTAAGGAACTACATGACCACCTTGAATACATCGAATACATTTACGACAACAATCCAAAGAACTTGGGAGATGATGAACTGACTGAATACTGCCTGGACATGATGCTCTACTGTCCACCGATTGATCAGCCTTACTCTGAAGAGAGCAAAAGGGAAGTGGTCGTCATGGTAGATGGAGACCCTCAGTACCTGGAAGGAACTGACGGATGTAACGGTACTGCTAACTCAGTCTTGAATGTCACTCCACCGGACATAGAACTTGTGAACCCAACGAAGTCAAGATGGGTTATGATAAGAGACTATCTGGGTGTCAGAACCGCCCAGGATACTCAAATCCCGATATCGAAGCTGTTCAAAAATCGTCGTGCCTACAACACCACGACTAAAAAGACCTATAAAATCAGAAACCCGAGAACTATTAGTAAAGGTCTAGTGCTGGACGCACTCGCCATTGTCTTTGACAATGGTTATCTTAACAAATAATAACTATGGAGATCATTGCTCCACGATACATAGGATTCAACGAATTGTGGTTGGTACCACTGTAAATATAATAAAATTTTTGACCCCGGTCTATTGTAGCATATACACTAACCTGTACATTGTAAATATGTAATGATATGATGGGCCGTTGGGTTATATTAGATTAACGAAATGATCACCAAGAAACAATTCCTTTCTCGGCCTAAAATCAGAGTACTGCCAAAATCAGAGCAAGAGCGTAGATGGAAACAATACCTGGCCACAATGACTACGACCTCAGCTTCCACCAGAGCCTTGATCAACTCATCGCCTTTACGGAGAAATATCCCAATGGAAATCCACCCAGAGGCGGCAGTGATGCATACTTTCCCAAAGTGTGCGATTCACTATATGGAGGCGATCACCGCTCCGTTCTCTCTGAACCAGCCGGCATGTATCCCAGACTTGTATGCGCTACCTTCGAAGAAGGTGAAAGTGATTCAGAAATACAACTTCTCGACTGGGATAAATGGTGTGGGCTTCTTTGCCACTGTCAGCCAATGTAAATCTAGCACATGTGTCGCTGGAATATACACCAACGCCACCAACACACTGACAAACACTATGACTATTCCCCCCTCAACCCCTGGAGCCGAATACAGTTTAGTTGATCTACCTAAACTACCTTACCAAACCGGTGATTTCCAAGAAAGCACACTTGGATCAAATAGCCAACCAGGAGTACAAGGTAGGGTGGTCGGCACATCCCTAAGGGTTCGTTATGTTGGGCCTCGAATGGCTGAGTCAGGACAACTGGTTGCTCTACGCCATCCTGACAACATAACACTGGCCAACCGGCTCTTCTCCGACCTAAAGTCATATGAAACCGCATCAGTCTACCCAGTCACAAAGGATACATGGACCTACGTTAATTACAGACCAGTAAAACCGCAGGAGTATGAGTATTCACCATACCCAAACGCTACCGCAGCTGTTGGACCTAACTTGGGCGACCAGATATTTGACACGGTAATTTTTGTAACAGGCACAACGTCAGTCAACGGGAATGTTGGACCACTTCCATTTGAAGCGGAAATCGTCAAGCATGTCGAATATATCGGCAACATCAACGACGTTACACATACCCACAGCGACCTCCAAGCAATGTCACTGATTCGAAACAAATTGCCAGTCTCCTCGTCAACTAAAACCCCACATCTCCAACTACGCAGCATGATTGATCGGATAGGTAAGAACATAATAAAACATTCATCCCCAATGCTACAAGAAGCCGTTAAACTCTCACCAATTAACCGAGCATTCACCACCATCAAACAAAACGCTTCGTCGATGTTTGATGGACTGAAGTCTGCGGGAGAGCAGGGACTTTTAACCTGGGCATCCAACAAAGCAGCATCGATAATAGCAGAAGCCTTACCATCAATCACAACAGGAACAATGGAAGCCCTGGCGGGAACCGCCCCCCTATTGGCCGGTCTAGCCTGATATTTCAACACTCTAACCAACTGCAAAACACCTCCTAGAGAATCCAGTGAGGACTGGAGCAATGAACTCCTAACACCAGATGGGCTGAA